ATACAGAGACCAATTTAAGTGGAGATATTACTACAACTTGGAGTACCGGCTGCTTATGTGAGTTAAATCCAGATTATGTGCCATTTGCTAACAATTACGCTCATGGGTTTGCTCATGTTATTGTAGATAAAGAGGGCAATTTTAAAGTAGAAAACAAAAGAATATTCAAAGGCGAAATACTTTAGTCATGGCTGAAGAATTAGAGGATCAAATCAACGATGAGGAAATTCAAGATGATGTAGAGTGGGTTACAGATAATACAACCTCTACAGAGTATATCAATACTTTCTGTTATGCACTAACTACAATGGAAAGCTACAATGTTATGACTAAAGAAGATAGGGAAGTTATAGATAATATCAAAGCCAAATCTTTACGCATAGTTGAGAAGTTTGTTAATGAAACTTATGCCGAGCTCTTTGATGATTAACTATATCCATTTAGATATAAAAGGCTTGTTTTAGCCAAAATTATACTCATTTAGATATAATTTAAACTATTAAAAACCAATAAGTTATAAAAACTTTAAAAAATAATTGACAAAATTTGTTAATTATTGAAATATTTGTTTTATCTTTGTTCTATCAAAGCAATGGTGCTGCGATTAAAAAAACAACTATGAACAAATTAACAATCCTTTCAACTGCCATTTCACTTGGCTTAATTCAACAAGACCACATTATTCTTGGTATTCTTTTGGTAGCTGCAACTTACTTTACTGTTGCAGTATTTTCTAACGCTCAAAACAAAAAATAATGGAGAACTTAACTAACTGGATGGTAGAAACTAAACCAACTAACAAATATTTAGCTTGGTTACTTATTATGATCTTAAGAGATACTGATATTATAAATCCTATACATAGAAGATGGGTTTATAAACAAGCAATATTTAGTTTAAGATTGCCTAATAAACCATACTCCGATAGAAACCATGATTGGTATGAGGATTGTATTAAATTAATAAAAACTTATCGTAACTTTAAAAACTAAAAACTATGGAACAACTTATTCAAATGTTAAGAAACCATGACTTTACTTTTATGTATAGCGAAGATCATGACTTATGGATGAAATCCTTTGCACATATAAGTGCAATAAAGCAAGAGGTATGTAACTTAATTGCAAGTGGAGAGAAACTTGATGAATTAAGAACAAAGTGCCTGGAGCTATATCCAAATGACAATCATAATCAAACAGAAATAAAACGATTTTTTCAAAACTTAAACATTCCAACTATGGCAGAAGTAACTTATAAAGGATTTCCGGTAACATTCACTTCTTATTATCAACCAACCGAGAGAGAGCTTGGTATTCAAGGGCATTACATTGTAGAGGATATTAAAATATTCGGCATTGAGCCAGATGAACTGCTTGAAGATGGTATGCAAGAGCTAATTGAATATATTTGTAAAGAATTAGAAACAAATAAAAACTCGTATCATGGATAGAAGATTAGCAAGATTAGAGGAAATAGCTACAATATTTGAAGCATCTCTAAAATCGGAAGAAATAGACAATATGCTACACGATTTTTATGTAGATTTAAAACTAAAATGTAAACAAGAAAATATAAAACTATCCATTTATTATGCAGACAACACCGAAGGAGTTAAAATTGAAGAACCACGAATTATTGAAATTGAAAGCTCAAATTAAAGAATTAAGAAACAATTTAAAGGCTAACAAGGACCAGGTTATTAAAACTGCAATCATGAGAGTTTGCAAGGACTACAAAATAACTTTTGAAGATATGATGAGTGGAAGCAGAAAAAGAAGCATATCACTTCCGAGAATGGTTTTGATGTATAAACTTTATCAAACCGGCTTCACAATGACCGAAGTAGGTGCTATATTCAACCGAGATCATACTACTGTTTTGAACGCTATTAGGAAGATTGAAGCACAAAAAGATTTGTATGATGACATTATTTTATAAACAAATTTTGTTAATTAAAAAACTTTACTTATTTTTGTAAAACTTCTGGGAGGAGTTATAAAACCCACTACAACTATGAACAAATTGTACACTGCTATTGCAGCATTCCAACAAGAAGTGCCGGTAATTCACAAAGGCACACAAGGCTATGGTTATTCTTATGCAGATTTACCTACAATCCTTTCAATTATTAATCCATTAATGGCTAAACATGGTTTGGGTTTTACTCAAATGATGACCGAGTTAGGATTGGAAACTACAATCTTCCATTGTGCTTCTGGAGAAAAGATTAGCTCAGTTGCTCAAATTCCACAAGGAGTAACTTTAAAAGGTATGAATGATTTTCAAGTGCTTGGCTCTGCTATTACTTATATGCGTAGATATGCTTTAAGCTCTGCTCTTGGGCTTGTAACTGATAAAGACACCGATGCTTCTGGCGAACAAATAAAACCTGGTATAGATGCTGAATTAGTTAATAAACTTGCTAAATGTAAGGATATTACAGAATTGCAAATGCTATACTCTACAAAAGAAGATTGGAGTAATGCAGAGAAAACTTTATTTACTAATCGCAAAAAATCTTTAAAATAATGTTTGAACAAGACAATTGGATGAGCAGTAGGCTGGGAAAGTTTACTGCTTCCGAAATAGGAAACTTACTTACTGAAAGTAAAAAGAAAGATGAGGTATTTGGTGCAACTGCTAAAACCTATATTCATAGAAAAATACACGAGATATTAAGTGGCGAAGTAAAATCTTTAGGCTCACTACCGAGTTTAGAATGGGGCAAATCTTTAGAGAACGAAGCTATATTGGTTTATGAAGCTCAAACTGGTTATAAAGTAGAAAACTTGGGTGGTGCTAATCCTAAATTCTTTGAGTTTGGAGAAAGAGCCGGAGGCAGTCCAGATGGATTGATTGAAAGCGACAAAGGTCAAGGAGTATTAGAAGTTAAATGTCCATATACCGGAGAAACTATGATTGATTACCTATTATTCAATACCGGAGCTGATTTACTTGCTTATAACAAGAACTACTATGCTCAAGTACAGTTTAATATGGTATGCACTAACACTAATTGGGCGAATTGGGTTGCTTATGATCCGAGAATAAATATGCTTAAAATAGTGCATATTGATAGAGATAATGATTTTTGCGAGAAGCTAATTGAAAAAGTAGAACTTGCAACAATCTATGTAAATAACATTTTAAATATAATCAATGGGTAATTATAAAATAACTCCTCCAGTGGGGACAATGCATATCTATGTAGATGGCAGATTAGTCAAAAGTAAAGTACACAATACCAGGTATAATCGTGAAAGCTATGCTACTCAAATGATTATTAAATATAGTGATAGCATTATTGATTTCGTTTTTAACGATGGATTAAGAGAGATACCAATGTTTACTTATGATCCTAAAGCAGTAATACAAAAACGAGTTCACGAAATACCAAGCTATTTTAAAGATGGCATTGAGTATTTTGATGATGCTAAATTCTGCCAATGGTATAATCTTGGCGATGCAATTCCTAATAAATTAATCTTACAACCAGCTTCACTTTCACTAAAATAAAAAACTATGACACACTATGAAATCTCTGTAGCTAAAAAAGTAGCTAAATTTATCAAGTCAAATAAAAAGATAACTAACAATGACTTGAGAGCATTAATGATGCAAGAACATTCTATTCACTTGAGCCAAATCCAAATGCGTAAAATAATTAACTATCTTCGTACAGAAGGGATAGTTAAAAACCTGGCAGCAGATTGGGAGGGTTATTGGATAGAAAAAGACCAGCTCAAAGTAATGAAGTATATTAAATCTTTAGAATTAAGAGCCAAGTCAATAATGCAAGTAGCAACTAAAATGAGAAAAGCACTGTGAAATTTAAACTCCTAAAGGATATAAAAAGCAATAGAATGGTAGATAAAAAGGCATTTAAGTTATATGGTGCTAAAGATGAGATAGTAGAATTAATAGCAGAACATGGAGAAGTTTATATCGTTCAAGGTAAAAAAGAAAGATTTTCTGTAAAAAAAGAATTTTTAAAGGAAATTTAGTTATATTTGCTTGTTCATAGTTGATTTACCGGTGGTGTAAAAGCTGCCGGTAATTTCTAAAGAACTACTATTTATATAAAAGGGAATATTTAAAAGTAAGGAGTTAAATATTTTCTATTAGGTTTTATAAACCAGCCCTTGTACTCCTTACTACAAGGGTTTTTTATTTTATGAAAAAAGATGCATTTTACTTCCCACACTTTGCTAATGCAAGACACGATAGGAAGATCAAACGAGTAACAAAAGAGCTTGGAATAGAGGGTTATGGTATCTATTTTATGCTTCTTGAGGTATTAAGAGAACAACAAGATTTTAGATATCCTATTTCGGATATTGACCTACTTGCTGATGAGTTTGGAACTTCACTTGCTAAAGTTGAGGTAGTACTTAAAAAGTATGATTTATTTCAAATAGATGAGTGCAATAACTTCTTTTCTATCAAGCAAGTTTATTATCTACAACCTTATTTAGAGAAGTCAAATAATGCCAGATTAGCTGCTCAAAAGAGATGGCAAGGAGTTAAAGATGCAAATGCAGATGCAAATGCATTGCAAGAGCATTGCGTTGGTAATGCAAGTAAAGTAAAGGAAAGTAAACTAAAGGAAACTAAAGAAAAGAAAAGTAAAATAGAATTTGCAGATAAATCTGCTTACTATTCTATAATGACAGAAGTTTATTTTGATTTTTACCAATCAATGTTTAATTTTAAACCTACCTTTAGCCAAGTAGATGGCAAGATGATAAAGGAGATAGAAGCTAAAATAATTGACTTATCAAAGCAAATGAATTTAGCAGTAAGCGAAAACTCAATGCGAGGAAGTTTTAAAAAGCTACTTGATTATGCAACTAAAGACAAATGGTTAAAAGAAAACTTTTTACTTAAAAATATAAATTCACAATTCAACAAAATTATCAACTATGGAACAAAACAAGAGGGACAAAGAATTGAGCTTGATGAAGAAACAGCAAAGTATTTCGGTTAATCATGCACCGGCTGACTTTAGTCACACAAAAACTTTAGTCCAATTATCAAAAGAATTAGGAGTAGAAAAGATTTATTCTGGAGTTGCTGCTCAATTAAGCAACTTTTTAAACTACATAGGTTGCGAATGGAATAATGCTCAAAAGCAAGACGTGGTTGAGCTTATTTGCAACAACTATGCCAATCTAACTGCTGAACAATGGAAGCTCTTTTATGTAAAGGCTAAAACCGGCACTTTTGGAGATATATACGGAAAGTTAAGTCCAATTGCTTTTATGAAATGGGTTAATACCTATGCAGCCGAGTGCGATTATGCTAACGAGCAATACAAAATACAAAAGGATAGACAGATAAATGAAGTAAGCGAAGATATACCAATTATAGACGGATATTTTGATAAGCTAATAGAATGTATCAACCAAGTAACAAACAAGCCAGAAACCGATAATAAATCGCAAAGAGTGGCAGAGAAAAGAGCTGAATGGGAAGCTAACTTTAAAAACTACTTTAACAAATGAATGTACTATCCTTATTTGATGGAATGTCTTGTGGGCAACAAGCACTTGAAAGAGTAGGAATTAAAGTAGATAACTATTTTGCTTCCGAAATTGACAAATATGCCATAACTGTAACAATGGCAAACTACCCAAATACTAAACAACTTGGATCTGTTACTCAAGTAGATGGTTATTCTTTGCCTAAAATTGATTTATTAATAGGTGGAAGTCCATGCCAATCCTTTTCTTTTGCTGGTAAACGCAAAGGAATGAGCACTAAAGATGAGCAAGAGATTTTAACTTTAGATCATTATCTTGAGTTGAAAAGCCAAGAATACGAGTTTGAGGGACAATCTTACTTATTCTGGGAGTATATGCGACTATTAAACGAGGTAAAACCTAAATACTTTTTACTTGAGAATGTAATGATGGGCGAAAAGTGGGAAAAGATTTTGAGTAAAGCTATTGGAGTTAATCCTATAATGATAAATAGTAGTTTGGTATCTGCTCAAAATAGACAAAGATTATACTGGACTAATATCGGAATGAAGCCAAGTGGTTTATTTGGAGATTTAGAAAGCACTATTCAGCAGCCTAAAGATTTAGGAATTTTACTAAAGGATATTCTTGAGCCAAAAGTAGATGAGAAATATTTTATTGATGCAGAAAATAATGTTAGATTAAAGCAATTATTATCTAATAATTTAGCAAAAGATAAAGATATGCTTGATAGTTATAATCAAACAATTCATACAGAAAAATCTATAACAATTTCAACAAGGGTAAGTGCTTCAAATTCTACTCATATAGTACACAATATGATGCCAAGATCAAGTAAAACTGGTAAAGGTGGTACTGGTCATTTAACTCGTGAAGATGGCAAAACTTATTGTTTAGATACTGGATTTACTAATGCTATTGAATATTCTAATAAAGTTAGAAAATTGACTCCAATTGAATGCGAAAGGCTGCAGACAGTAAAAGACAACTATACTAATCATGTATCGGACTCACAAAGGTATAAAATGCTTGGTAATGGTTGGACAGTTGATGTAATAGCTCACATTTTTAAATATATCTAATGTCGGAACATATACTACAAGTAAATTGTATAAACTGGTTTAAATTACAATATCCGAGAGAATTGATATATGCCATACCAAATGGAGGATTTAGGCACTTCAGTACTGCTAAACGATTAAAAGCTGAAGGGGTTTTGAGTGGCGTGCCGGATTTGTTTATTCCTACTCCTATGGGCGAATATCATGGACTATATATTGAAATGAAGTACGGATATAATAAACCAAGCGAAGCTCAAAAGAAAATAATGGCTTATCTAACTAAAAAAGGCTACTTGTGTGCAGTATGCTGGAGTTTAGATGAATTTATGCAAACTATTAACAATTACTATAAACTATGAACTTAACAGACAAAATAACAATTACTAATGAGGATAATATAATGCTTATGGCTCGTTACCCAGATAAATACTTTGATTTAGCTATTGTAGATCCTCCTTATGGTATTGCAAGGTTTGGGAATAGAGTTGAATTATCAAATAGATTATGCAAATCAGCTAAATTAAATGAATGGGATATTAAACCATCTGAAGAATATTTTAATGAATTATTTAGAATATCAAAATTTCAAATTATTTGGGGTGCTAATAATTTTATTTTACCAACTACTGAATATTTTTTAATCTGGAATAAAAAACAAACAGTTGAAAATTTTGCTTCTGCAGAGTATGCTTGGACAAATATAAAAAAACCTGCTCAAATATTTGATTATTCTATTCATAAAACAATGGCAGATAGAAAAGAAGAAGGTGGTAAAATACATCCAACACAAAAACCAGTTGCACTTTATAAGTGGATTTTGGATAAATATGCTAAAGAAAATGATAAAATACTTGATACTCATTTAGGATCTGGAAGCATAGCAATAGCTTGTCATGATTATGGTTTTGAACTTACTGCTTGTGAGCTTGATAAAGAATATTACGATAAATCTATTCAGCGAATTAAAGACCATGTAGCACAACAAAGGCTTTTCTAAACATTTTTAATAAATTGTGCATAACTTTTAATATAAAATAATTTTAACTAACAAAAAACCTTAATTTTACACTATGGCAGCGAAAACAACAGATGCTTTTTACTTTGCAAAGGCTTTACTTTATGCTAAATTGAGTAGAGATTATTTTGATTTTATAATTACAGAAACCGGAGCAACTTACGGAGCTAAACAAACTTTAAAAGGTTATACTGGTAGATTGGATTGGATTAATAGAGATTTGCTTATGAAAATAACTCATGAAGATTTTAAAAAAATGTATGAGATTGATTTAGCAAATGCCGGAGCTATTGATAGCATGGCAAATAACTATGTAATTCTAAACGAAGAGAACAGAGCAAAACTTGAGGAATATTCCGAACAACTAATAAAAGAACAAAAAAATGTCAGCACTAATTAATTTCAGCCTAAAGCAAGAAGATGGTACATATAAGTACTATACTGCATCTATTAACGATGAGCAAGATAAATATGGCAATAATGTTGCTATAAGTTTACAACAAACAAAAGAGCAAAGAGAAGCTAAAGAGAAAAGGGTTTATGTGGGCAATGGGAAAGTAGCTTGGACAAATGGCAAAATAGAGGTTGCAACTAAAAAAGAAGATTTACCTTTCTAATGACTAAAGAGCAACAATTACAATTTGCAAGAGATAAGTTTAAGGAAATACTTGAGCTTATAGAAAGTAAAGGAGATGACTATGCCAATGAGGATAGATTAAGCAACTTTAAAGAAAGTGCTTGTCTTTTAAATACAACTGCGTTCAAAGTTTGTTTAAACCAAATTGGCATTAAGATTTCAAGAATAGTTAATTTAATAGATAGAGAAGCAAAAAACGAAAGCCTTGAGGATAGTTTAGATGATTTGTTTACTTATAGTTTACTCCTAACAATGATCTACAAAGATGAGGCAGCAGATACTAACTGATTTATATAACTCAAAAGAGTTAAGAGAAGTTATCAATAAGATGCACCCAGAGCATTTAAGGGAAGAATTATTTAGTGAAATGTTATTAGTGGTTTGCAACCTACCAGAAGAAAGGCTGCTACAAATGAACTCCGATGGATATTTGAAGTTTTACGTTATTCGCACCATTTTAAACATGATTAAGTCCAATGACAGTACATTCCATAATAAATTTAGAAAAGTTTATGAGGAAGTACCTAATATAGTAGAAACTCCAAGTGATTTTGAGATAATGGAGGCAAAGTTTGAAAAGGTGGAGGAATTTCATGACAAACTACCATTCTACGAGAACAACCTACTTAAATACTATTTAAAATATAATTGCAAGGCTAAAAAGTTAAGCAATGATACTGGCATACCGGTACGAAGTATTTATGAAACTATCTCTAAAATCAAAAGAAAAGCCAAAATGAGCGACTTATTTAACGAGAAAATTAAATTCACTATTGAGTGCGAAATAGACGTTCCTAAAGAATGGGACATTGACCAGATACTTGATGAGCTGGATAAGGTATTCAAAAAAGTGCAAGAAAATAAAGAAAACAAATTTACTCCTATATGCTACAAAATATCATAGCAACTTTGATTGTAATGGTAGTATGGTTTGAAATCTACCAAGTTCCAAGCTGGAATAAGTATTTAAAAAAGAAGCCATTTGGTTGCGAGTATTGTCTGCCGGTATATGCTTATTTAATAATTTCACTTTTGCCTATTTATATTAAAGAGATTATCATAGGTGCATTCCTTTCAGTAATCTTATTTCAATTAATCATAAAATTTATAAGAAAATGACACAAGAAGAATTAGATTTTTTATTTGTTACCCAATTAGATAACTCAATCAGTATTCAATATGAAGTATTGAGAAACCTAACGCAACCAGTATTTGAGCAGTATAAAGCAATCCATAACAAGTATATCTATGAAAGCAATGATAGAAATAACTGTGGAAGCTGCGTTTTTGAACTTGTAAACCGAGTATATAATTATGCCAATAAATATAAAGAAAGCCTTAAAGTCGCTGAACAACCGAGTGAAGCACCTAATCAAGACAGTACGAATGGTAAGAAATCTAAAAAGAAAGTAGATGCCAATTTATAAGTGCTCATCTAACGGAAAGTATAGGATAGGTAATGGGGCTTGTATCTATGATACGAAATCAAAGGCAGAGAAAGTATATCGTGCAATATTGGCTCAAGGAGAATTTGCTACAAAAGTAGTAAGTTTTGATTTTGATGATACTTTAAGTACTACTAAAGGACAAGAGAAAGCAAAGCAGCTATTAGCAGAGAATTACAGAGTGTTAATCATTACTGCAAGACAAAGTAAGGATAGTAAAGAGGTATTTGATGTGGCTGATAAGTTAGGTATAAGAAGAAGCGATATTTACTTTACCAATGGAAAGAACAAGTGGGAAACAGTTAAAAGGTTGGGAGTAGCTATCCATTACGATAACAACCAGGAGCAAATAGATTTAATAAATAAAATGACTAAAACAGAAGGTAAACTATTCAAATGATAAAACTAACTACGATCAAATCAAATCCGAACAATCCACGAGTAATCCGTGATGAGAAATTTAAAAAACTTGTTAAAAGCATTGAGGAATTTCCTAAAATGATGGCTCTGCGACCAATGGTTGTAAATGAGGATATGGTTGTTTTGGGTGGGAATATGCGTTTAAAGGCTTTAAAAGAGTTAGGATATAAAGAAGTACCAGATGAGTGGATTAAGTCAGCTAAAGATCTTACAGAAGATGAAATAAGAAGATTTATTATTGCAGACAATGTTGGGTTTGGAGAGCATGACTGGGAAATGTTAGCTAACGAGTGGGACGTTGAGGAATTAAGTGATTGGGGTTTAGATATACCTGGATTTGAGATTGCAGAGGAGTTAGAAGCTGAAGAAGATGATTTTGAAGTGTCGGATGAGATTACAACTGATATAGTTTTAGGAGATTTATTTGAAATAGGGGAACATAGATTGTTATGTGGGGATAGTACGGATAGTGACCAAGTATCTAAACTTTTAAATGGTCAAAAGGTTGATATGGTTTTTACTGATCCTCCATACGGAATTAGTCATAGTGGTAAGGGGATTAAAGGGAATGCAAAAGAAAATGATTTTGGAGAAATATTAGGTGATAATGATGTAACTGTTGCAATTGATGCTTTTAATTTATGTCAATCATTATTTATAAATTCAACAATGATTTTTTGGGGTGCAAATTATTATACATCTTGTTTGCCAAATGGATTTGGATGGTTAGTTTGGGATAAAGAAAGAGAAGGAGATACATTTAGTGGTGCAGAATTAGCATTTGTTAATAAAGGAGTTAAGGTAGATGTATTTAGACATAAATGGCATGGTATGATTAAAGGAAGCGAAATGGGTGAAAAAAGAGTACATCCTACTCAAAAACCAATTGCATTAGTTGAATGGTCTTTTAATAATTATAAAGCTGGTGATAATATTTTAGATTTATTTTTAGGATCTGGATCTACAATGGTAGCAGCAAACAATACTAAAAGAAAATGCTACGGAATGGAACTTGATCCTAAATACTGCCAAGTAATAGTAGATAGAATGAGGAAATTAGATCCAAGTTTAGTAATTAAGAGAAACGGACAAGTAATTTAATGCAAAAACACACAAAACTATACCTTGATTACTTCGGATATGATACCGGCTCATTCATGCCTTGTGAAGTATGTGGCACAAAGGCTACTGATATTCACCATATTGATTGTAGGGGTATGGGTGGCACGAAAAAGGAAGATACCATAGAGAATTTACAAGCATTATGTAGAATTTGCCACATTCGCTACGGAGATAAAAAGAATTATAAGGACTTCTTAAAAGAAACACATAAAAAAGTAATAGAATATCATAAATAACTATGAGATTAATTTTATATAATATTCAAATTTTTTCAGCTTGGTTCAATTTTATTTTCTTGGGTAAAAAAGTATCAAAAGAAACGATTGAGATGATTGAAGATAATTACCGTGCTACTAAAAGAGAAAAGAAATTGCTTGAAAGAATTAAAAATAAACAACTATGGAACAAACACCAGTAGAATTCTTACAATCATTTATGGAGCAAAATAGATACTTCATAGGTAATGATTTACTAATAGCATTCATAAAAGCTCAACAAATACACGAGCACCAAGTTAAAACTGCATACATTGAGAGTAATAGCTACCAATCTGCAGAGCAATACTTTAACGAAAAGTTTAATAGATAATTTAGAAACAAATAAGAGAAATGGCTAACGAACAGAATTTAAGACCGGCTAAAAAGGGAGAGGTAAGAAATCCTAATGGCAGACCAAGAAAGTTTGTATCGGCTTTAAAAGAGCAAGGGTACAAAATGAGCGAGGTAAACGATGCTATTCAAGTACTTATGTCTATGACTCTTGAAGAGTTGGCAGATACCTTTAAAAATCCAAACGCCACGATATTAGAAAAGACAGTCGCAAATGCTTTAAAGAAATCACTTGAGAAAGGCAGCTTATATTCTTTAGATACTTTAATGAGTAGGGTATATGGGAAACCTAAAGAAACTGTAAGCCAAGAGGTAACTATTAATACTGTGAATGTTAAGGTTGTAGAAAGTGCAATACCTTTAGCAAGTAGCGAAAATGAAATTAAATAAACTATGGAAAACCTTATAATCGTGAGTTTATTGATGAATGTATTTTCTTTTTATGCAATTTACCTCCTTAAAAAAGAAGTTGATAAATTAAAACATTAAAAACTAACTATGGACAAAAAACAACGAGTTATTAAAGATGACATAGACAAAGTTAATACCTATCTCAATGAGGGTTGGTATATTGTCAGCATACACACAACAAACACTACAACCATATTCTTACTTGAAAAGGATTTGACCTTAAAATAATGTTCACAACTGGAGTACTTTACAAAGCTAATTTAGATGCCAAAGAGGATATTGTAGTTAATCAAGGGGGTACTTCCTCTGGTAAAACCTACTCTATTCTCCAGGTGCTATTTACTTTTGCAGTAAGTCAGCCAAATTTAGTTATAACTGTAGCCGGTCAAGATATACCTAACTTAAAAGCCGGTGCATTAAGAGATGCCATCACTATTTGGAGCTCAAGCGAGGAATTAAAGCAATTAGTCAAGGAATATAACAAGTCGGATAGGATATTTACCTTTCAATCTGGAAGTATAATAGAGTTTAAAAGCTATGATGATGCTCAAGATGCCAAGAATGGTAAAAGAGATTACTTATTTATCAATGAGGCAAATGGGGTGCGTTATGATGTATTTAACGAGCTTTATATGCGTACTAAAGTCAAAACATATATTGACTACAATCCAAATGAGGCTTTTTGGGTACATGAAAAGTTATTAGGACAACCAAATGTTAAGTTAATCATATCCGATTATAGACACAATCCATTTATAGACAAGAAGTTAGTTGAAAAAATTGAAAATCTTAAAGAGGTAGACCTTGAATTATGGAAAGTATATGCCAGAGGAATGACTGGTAAGATTGAGGGTTTAGTGTTTAGAAACTATACAAGATGTGCAAATATACCGAGTGAGGCTCAACTTATAGGATATGGCTTGGACTTTGGTTTTACAAATGATCCAAGTGCTTGTGTTGGAGTTTGGAGGTATAATGGGGAGCTTTATATTAAGGAGTTTGTTTATGAAAGGCAATTGACTAATCCAATGTTAGCAGATAAATTAAAAGAGCAAGGTATTACTTCGGTAATAGCAGATAGTTCAGAGCCTAAATCAATTCAAGAGTTATTTAACTGTGGTATCAATGCAAGTGGGGTAAAGAAAGGGGCTGACTCGGTAAGAGCTGGTTTAAACTTACTCAAAGGCTACAAAATGAATATCACAAACGATAGTACTAATCTATTAAGAGAGTTAGCAAGTTACAAGTGGAAACAAAAGAATGGCGAAATGCTGAATGAAGTTATAGGAATGAATGACCATGCTATTGATGCTTTAAGATATGTGGCACTTACATACCTACAAGGTGGGTTTGGGCAATACTCCTTTTCGTAAGGTACTTTCTATTTTTTACCTATTTAAAATAAACTACAATGACTTGGAATGATGTAACTGTTTACCAATTTCAACAACTGGAGCAGTTAAAAACAGATGATAACTTTGAGGCTATCGTTAAGGTAGTAGCAATCCTATACAACTTGACTGAAAAGCAAGTAGATGCTATGCCTATGAATGAATTTAACAAGAAATGCAAGGAGATTGAATTTATCTATAAAGAGCAACTACCGAGCAAAACTTGTAAGTATATCAAAGCAAATGGAAATGTTTATCGTTTTATTCCAGATATAAGAGAAATAAGAGTAGGTGGGACTGGTAGATATATAACAACTAAATACTTCCAAAGGGACGTAGTACAGAACTTGCATAGGATTGCAGCTTCAATGGTAATGCCACAAAAGAAAAGCTGGTTTGGGTATAGAGATTTAAAATATCAAGACCAAGACCACGATATATATGCAGAAGATTTGTTGAGTGCATCAATCGTAGAGGTTTACGGAATGGTGGTTTTTTTTTGCAAAGTATATCTAAACTGGATGGGCAATTCAAAGGACTATTTGGAGAGCCTATTGAAAGAAGCGAAGATGAGCCAATCCGAGTCCGAGAAAGTGGTAAACGATTTATGGACACTTATGGCTGGATCTATCAAGCAGCAATTGTTGCCGAACACGAAAGAGTCAAATTAGATGAGGTATACGATATGCCGGTACTTCAATTCTTAAATGATTTAGCATATTTGAAAGCAAAACAAGATTACGAGCAACAACAGATTAAAAACTTAAAATGATTTATACAATAGGAGATAATAAACAAGATTTTACCACAACCGGAAGAATGGATGTGGTAGAGGATTTGTTAGCTACCTATGCCAAGAAGTTTATTGAAGCAGCTCAAAGGAATTTAAGAGCAAAGCAGAAGATTGATACCGGTGCTTTAATGGATATGACCTTTGATGTAACTTATTTAGGTAAAAGCTATATGGTTACAATTGGCTATCCTAAAGACAGTAAAGCTGCAGAATATTGGGACTTTGTCAATCAAGGGGTTGCCGGAGTTGGTAAAACTTTAAGTGGAAGTCCTTATAAATTCAAAACTAAAGGTGCATCTAAAAAAATGATAGATGCAATGCAAGGTTGGATTACAAGGCACAATATTAGACCAAGCGACAAATACACAATATCTGGTTTAGAAAAGAAAAGAAAATCAATACGAAGTACAGTAAGCCAAACAACCAAATTGAGAAGTTTAGCGACTGCATTTGCAAGAAGTATAAAAAGAAAAGGTATACAACCAACAAACTATTTTGACAATGCTTTAAAGCTATTTAATTCAGCAGAGTTCCAAAAGGACTTGTCGGAAGCAGTAGGGTTTGAAGTACAAGTAGCAATTAAAAATTCATGGGAAAATAATAAATAATGGCACTTACTAATTTACAAGGAGCTTACGCAATTAATCAAATGAGGTCTTTATATAGACCAGTTATTCATGCATTCGGAGAGAGCCAAGTGGTTTCTTTACCTTATGCTTATAATCGTTACATATTTGATATTTATATTAACGGAGTAATGGTTTTAAGAGAATATAAAGCTATTACATTCGCTACAACTACTTATGCTTATTTAGATGTTGCACCAATTATAAGGAATTATATAGAGGCAAACAAAAGCTCTATTTATTTACCTTATATTCAATATCAAGTTAAATACGGAACGGAAAATACGAGTGGAGTAATTACAACCAACGTAGTAACTGAAACAAGTTATGCTTGGTATGGTTATCCGGCATTCTTAAATGATGACTTAAGAGCTGATTTGGGTGGTACTTATTACAATGGTATGTATCTTTCTACAAACAGAAGCAGAATACTGCAATTGTATGGCAATTATCAAACTTATATACCTATTTACAAATCTCAATTATATTCTACTGATATAGTTGAATGGAATTATGATGGCTCAAGTTATTCAAGAGCTGGATCAACTGGAGTGGGCGTTTATAATTTGTCAATTACTGGGGCTGATTTAAACTTGGCTCAAGATGTGCATTTATTAGAGCAATTTGCAATAAGTGGGGATAACATAGAAAATATGCCTAACTATACAGTTGAGATACAAACTAACTGCACAAAGAATAATCCGGTTATGCTTCACTTCCTTAACGCAATGGGTGGTTTTGAGAGCTTCTTATTTTCTGGGGTTAATCGTGTGAATACAAATATAGAAAGACAATCTATAAGTAAATTGGGTTTAATTACTACGCTTACTTCAAGTGGATTGGATAGAGATGTAAGTTTAGATAGAGTAGCAAGTGGTTATTTAGGCGAGGTTAAAACTAACTATTCTAACACAATGACTCATAAGATTAAATTAGTAAGCGACTATGTTAGCGAAACTGACTTTTTATGGTTAAGAGAATTGTTAGCTTCTCCACAAGTATATGCTCAAATAGACAATAATTCTTTAATGATACCAGTAACAATAGAAACAAGCGACTGGGCAGAAAAGAAAAGAGGAGCAGATAAAATATTCAATTTAGAAATAGATATTCTATTAGGAACACAATCCACACAATTACGATAATGAGAACACAAATATTTGTAGAGGGTTTTGAATTAGATTTAACAGATGACATAGCTTGTGAGATTAGCTATGTTATTGATGATGTTAAAGAATTTGGGAGTAAGAATACCAGTTATTCAAAAACAATAGTAATACAAGGCAGTCAAAAGAATAACAAAATATTCAACCATATCTCCGAGCTTGGCAGATTTTTAGCTATTGAAAATGTAAATACTCAAGCACCTAATGTAAATGAGAACTATACTGCAGCAGTTGGAAGTAACTGCATTATATTAGTAGACAATATTCAAATCTTTAAGGGAAAATTAAGGGTTATGGAGGTTGTCAAGTATGCAAATCATGTAGAGTATGAATGTGCAGTATTTGGAGAATTAGGTGGGTTTTACTATGAGTTGAGCAAAGGCATTACAGATGAGATTTCAAATGTTAATTCCGGCACTAAACTCCTTGAGCAGTTATATCTTGATGACCTTAATCATACTTATAACTATGCAAATATGGTGGCATCTTGGACTAATAGAAATACAAATCCAGGTGTTGGGTATTTCTATCCATTGATTGACTATGGCAAGGTAGCTGAAACTTCTACAAGAAATCATTTTTACGAACAAGCATTAAGACCGGCAGTTTATGTAAGGGAATACATACAAAGGATATTCAATTTAAGTGGGTATACATATGATTGTGCTTTCTTTGATACTGCATTTTTTAAAAGATTAATAGTTCCTAATAATGATGATAGATTAAAGATTTTAGTATCTCAATTATTAAATATAGGTACAACTCAATATACATTTGGATTAACTGCAGTATCTCCTTATACATTCCTTTGGTATGCTGGTACATTTAGGGATTTTGCAAGTATAGGTGGTGGGCAATATCAATATACTGGAGCTACAACTGTAAATAATACTCAATTCAATTTGTTTATGAACTTGTCTATTGTAGGACAAGGTTTTTATTCTATTAAGTTATTTAAGAATGGCGTTCAATTTGCTATTTTAGATAGCTTCCAAACTTCTAATCAAGGAACTGCTAACGATCCGTATATATATGGCAAGAATTTAAGTACAGTAGTTAATCTTGTTACAAATGACATTTACAAAATAGTTATTGAATATTTACCATACGTTGGAGGATTGACTTCTACAATTGTAACTAATAATTCAACTTGGTATATTGACACTCCGGTTAAAACTGCAACTCAAGCAGTAATTAATGATGTATTGCAAATGAATTATTGCGTACCTAAAAACATCAAGATAACGGACTTTTTTACTTCAATCCTTAAAATGTTTAATCTTTATGTGGTTGAGGATAAAAATATAGCTAAAAAGCTGATAATCACTCCTTATATAGATTTCTACTTAAATGAAAGTTTAGATTGGAGCGACAAACTTGATAGAAGTCAAGAGATTAGATTAAAACCTATGGGCGAATTAAATGCTCGTGTATTTAATTTCAAATATAAGAATGATGATGCCTATTGGAATAAAACCTATAAAGAAAAATATAACGAGGGTTATATGGATTATAGTTATGATAGCGAATACGAGTATGCTAAAGACAAAGATGATTTAGAAGTTATATTTGCATCTACTATTAATTATGCTCCTAATGGTCAAGACAAAATAGTTCCGGCTTTATACAAAGAGGGTAATTTTGCAGATGAGAGTATTACTTCAAGTAATATCCGTATTCTACAAACTAAAATGTTGACAGTATCGCATTGGGATATAAAGAATACCGGTGGGGGTAACTATCAAACCAATATTCATCAATTCCCTTATGCTGGTATGTGGGAGCATCCAACTGTTCCAGATAATGGCACTTACTTTCAATCATTAGGTTGGGCATCTCCAAAAGAGATTTACTACACGATTACCGGCACTACAGTTAATTATGGGTTATTCAATTCATTCTGGAGTCAGTATTTTGCAGAAATAACAAATCCTAATAGCACAATCTTAACTGCTCAATTCCATTTAACGAGCATGGACATAAGAACATTAGATTTTGCAAAAAACATACTTATAGATGGAACGATGTGGAGAATAAACAAAGTAGAGGGTTATGATCCATTAAGCGAGAAACCTACGAAAGTAGAATTATTAAAAGTAATAGACACAATTTATTAAAATGGCAGAAAATATAGTAGGAATAAAAATTGAGGTTGGTGGCAAAGAGCAAGTTGTTACTTCAATGGGAGAAATCCGTAAGATATTAAAGGATTTACAATTTGAGCAATTAAGGCTAAGCGAACAATTTGGAGAGGGGTCAAAAGAAGCAGTTAATGCAGCCAAAAGAATTGAAGAATTAAAAGACAGGATTGCTGATGCTAAAAACATGACCGAGTCATTTAATCCGGATGCAAAGTTCAAAGCATTTAGTCAATCTTTGCAAGGTGTTGCCGGTGGGTTTGCAGCAGTACAAGGAGCAATGGCAGTTTTTGGGGTTGAGAGCGAGGATTTGCAAAAAACTTTAGTAAAGGTACAAGGTGCTTTAGCTTTAAGTGAGGGTTTAAATACTTTTTTAGATACCGGTATTCAAGGCTTTAAAAACTTAATATCTGTAATTCAAAATAGTACAGTTGTAATAAAGGCAAACGAGTTAGCTACAAAAGCTGCAGCCTTTACAATGCGATTGTTTGGAGTTGAGGTAGAAACTACAAGTGTAGCTTTTAATGTTCTTAAAGGAGCTATTGCTGCAACTGGTATAGGTTTACTTGTGGTTGCTTTAGGACAAGCGGTTGCTTATTTTGATAAACTTTCAAATGCAGCAGAAGAGGCTACTGCAAAACAAAAAGAGTTTAATAAAACAATTAAAGAGGGTAGCAAATATGAGCTTGACCAACTTACTCAATCTTTAGAAAATCAACAAAAAATTGATGTAGCTAAAGCTAAAGCAAGGGGAGCAAGTGAGAAAGAGATATTTGATATTGAACAAAGTTATAGAAGAAGAAGAACAGAAGCTCAAATTAGGCACTATAACGATATTAAGAAAATAGACCAACAAGGTGCAAAAGAGGCTTTAAATACTATAAACAAATCAAATGCTGAGGGTATAGCTGCTAATTACGAATATCAAGCAGCAGAAAGAAAGAGAAGAGAAGAAGCTGCAAAAAGAGCAAAGCAAGAAGCTGAAGAAGCTAAAAGAAAATTAGAAGCAGATAAGCAAATAATTTTAAGTATAGATAGCATTCAAACTATTGCTACTGAAAAAGAGCGAAATAACTATAAGGATTTATCAAAACTTAAAAAACAAACAGTTGTTTTAAATACTCAAATAGCTGACTCCGAGAGATTATTGGCTCGTGCTAAACTTGAGTCGCAAATGATAGCTCTTGGTGCAGTAGCTGAAAGTTTATCTAAAGCAAGTGAATTGGCAGAAGAGGGAAGTGGAACGCAAAAGGCTTTAGCTATTTCAAGTGCAGTTATTTCGGCTATATTATCAGCTCAAAAGGCTTATGAAAGTACTGTAGGTATTCCAATTGTTGGTCCAGTATTAGCACCTATTAATGCCGGTATATCTTTAGCAGCTGGTTATAAATCAGTACAAAAAATCATGGCAGTTCCAACTCCTGGTGGCAATACCGGTGGAGTAAATATGCCAGGCGGAAGCTATGCAGCAGCTCCGGTAAGTCCAGCTCCTATGCAGCAAACTGTAACTCAATTAAATCAAGGAACAATTAATGCACTCGGAAACCAAGCTATAAAGGCATACGTTTTAGAGAGTGATGTAACAAATTCACAAAATAGAGTAACAAGAATACTTAATTCAAGTCGCTTTAAATAACATTTAAACTATTTATTAATATGAAATATGACTCAAACATTCCATTCTATTACCTGGATATATCAAGCGACTTCAACGATGACAGTGAGGTGGACTTCATCGCACTCGTTGATAAACCTGCAATTCAAAAGAATTTCTTAAAGTTTGCTGACTCATTTAGCGACTATCCAGAGAGTGTAAAGAATACTGCTCAAAAGGCTTTAGATTGGGCAGAGGAAAATGGTTGGGG